TGGCCGATGTCGGAGGCGTAACGCATGAGCGCGGTCATGGCCTCCTCGGGACTCGACGCACCGCCGGCGATGGCCAGCTGCCCCATGGCGCCCATGGTGTTGGCCAGGTCGGCCACGTCGCCCTTGAACATGCCGGCCGACGACATCAGCTTGCCCATCTGGGTGGCCATGTCGCGCATCTCGATGGCGCCGCTCTTGGCCTGGCCGGCCACTACGCCGGTGATTTTCTTCACCGCGTCCAGGGCCTTGTCTGGCGCCATACCCTGGGCCATCGCGGCCATGAAGATCTGGCCGGCGGTTTCGCCCACGTCCTCGAGCTCGGCGCCAGTGGCGTCGGCCACGTCGGCGAAGAAGGGGGCGAGCGCGGTGGCAGCGTTCACGTCGCCAGCTTTGCCGTGGAAGGTCCGCATGGCGCCCACGACCTGCTCAGGGCTGAACCCGGACATGGTCGAGGCCCCTCGAGCGGCGCCCACGATCGACTTCTGGATGTCCGAGCGACTGCGGTTGCCCGCCGCCGTGGTGCCGAATGCCTGGTTGGCGAGCGATGCGGCGCCGCCCCTGAAGCGCTTCTCCGTGCCGATCGCATCGGACAGCGCGAACCCACCGCCGATGGCCAGCGCGCCGGCGGCCAGGCTGCTGACGCGCGAAAAGCCGCGGCTGACGGCCCCTCCTGCGAGGCCGACACCACGGCGGAAACGTGCTTGGGCGGCCCGCTCCGCTCGCTTTCGCTCACGGATGCCGCGTTTGATTCTGCGAAGGCGCGCTCGCGCCCGGTTGCGCCGCCGTCGCGCCAACGCGCGCTCATCGGCGTCGATCTGACGGGTTGCCCGGCGGTTGATGGCCACGCGCTCCTGGGCCTGCCGCTTCTCGATGGCGAGCATGGCCGCCTGGGTTTTCTTCATCTGGGCCATCAGCCCAGCGTCCCCACGGCTGCGCCCAGCACCGGAACCCGACACCGGGCCGCCGTACATGCGCGCCATCTTGGCGTTGTGGCGGACGAAGCGCTTCTCCACGCTGGCGACCGCACGCATTACACGGTTGATCCCGACCACTCGGAAGTCGTACTGGAGGATCGCCATTGGTGTGGTCTACGCTTCTTCGTCGATGGCGCCGTCAAACCCGAGGCGGGCCGACACGCGCGCCACGTCCTCGATGGTCACCGGCTCGCCTGGCTCCACCCCGAGCAGCGGGTCATCGTCGGGATCCTCGCCTGCCGGCGGCTCAGCTTCGCCGCCATCCGGGACGGGGATCAGTCCAGGCGTGAAAGCGTTGGCACGCTGCGCGCCAAAGGACGATGTGTCGACGCCCCACTCGGGCGGGAGGGACACCGAAGTATTGGGCGAGTTCGAGCACAGGAACGCCAGGCACGCGCTCAGGCTGTACGCTCTTTTCGCCAACAAGCAGCTCAATTCGACCAAGCGAAGCCAGGTGAAGCGCGCTAAAGGGTCGGCACCCTCCGCCAGCCGACGGATCCACCCGGTCAGCTCGGCCTCGTCCTGGATGTTGCCGACGTAGGGGCCGAACTTGTCTTGCACCACGAGGTACGCGCTGAACAGCACGTTGAGTTCGTCGGCGGTCAGGATGTCCAGGTGCTCGGGCGTCGGGAATGGGCGCCCGTACTTGATGCCGCCCGGGGTGACCTCGGATCCCTCGATCGGGTCCTCGTCGACCACCGCGCGGCTGAGCAGATGGCGGGCCACGGCGTCGCCGTAAACCTGCTTGAGCGGCGCCCCGTCAGCGAAGTCCTCGGGCTCGAGCCCCTTGTCCTTCACCCACTTGCGTGCCTCGATGCGCGCCCAGTCGTGGTCGGGCATCTCCAGCACCTGGATCCGCACCTTGCCGATCGGCTTGCCGTCCGTCCCCTTGCGGGGGAAGTCGACCACCTCCGACGGGGCGGGATTCTCCTGGAGCTTCTGCCACAGCTCCGATGGTGCGGTATCCGTGCTCGGTCCAGTCATCGTTGCCTCCCAGCGACTGGTGGTGATTGATGGTCAGCGGTCAGCCAGCCGCGCTACTCGCGCGCCTTGAGCTCGCCCACCCAGGACAGGTTGCCCTCGGAGTTGGCGTTCACGCTCTGGCCCTCGGTGACCTCCAGGATCTTGCCGGTGCCCTGGTACTGCTTGGACCCGATGACGACCTGCGCGGTGCAGTATTCGCCGCGGGCACAGATGCCCTGGAAGTCCAGCTCAGGGCCGCTGATGGGGATCGCGAAGCCGAGCGAGATCGACACGTCGCCGCTGCCGGGGGTGAACCCGGCCAGGCCGGCCATGGTGTCCACGCGCTGCTGGCCGCTGTTGGTGGTCTTCTCGATCGAGGTCACCTCAACCAGAGACGTCTGGTTGAAGAGCACCTGAATCTTGGCATGGTCGACAAGCGCCATGTGTGTCTCCTGATGGCGTGGGCCGGCGCCTCGGCTGCGCGCCTACGCGTCCGGCCCGACGGTTGTGGTGGAGTCAGGCCGTCAGCCGCTGCTGACCTCGGCGAGACGGAAGGTGGCCTGGTGCAGCAGGTCGATCACGTGCAGGTCGTGGCCCGTTTCGAGCCGGCCCGCGTTGTTCGGGTCGACGACACAGCGAAGGCCCTCCTTGGAGGCGTCCTCGTTCTGGATCAGGCCCTTGTCGGCGAAGTCGTCGATGAAGCCGCGGATAAACGGCTTGAACAGCGACGGGGTGATGACGCCCGGCACCAGCTTCTGGTTCGGGTTGACCGAACCATCACTGAGGTACTGGTCGTCCTTCAGGCGCTTGTTCTCGTAGTTCAGCGCGTAGTTGACCAGCACCGTGTCCATGTAGAGGTCGGCGACGCTCACCCGATGCGTCTCGGCGGCCCGGAAGTCGTCCTGGGTGCCGGCGCTGTTCTTCGATCGCGTGCTGATGCTCATCACGATGTAGCTGCCCACCTGGTCCGAAGCGATCGGGGTGAGCCCATCGGTGATGGCGTCGTTCTGGTTGGTCTGGGTGGGCCAATCCGCCTGGGAGTAGGCCGGCGGCACGAGCCAGTCGCTCGCGTTGCGGTAGCTGTCGAAGTTGTGGGCGGCGAGCACGCTCTCGCGCTTCTGCCGGATGCTGGCCACGTTGGCGGCGAGCTCGGCCGGGTCGGCCCAGCTGTTGGGCTGCCAGGCGATCTGGAGCCGCTCGTAGTTGCGCGCCGTCGCCAGCGTCTGCGCGTTGGCCAGCGTGCCCTGGTAGCCCGCGATGCCCACCGAGCGCAGGCCCGGGTTGGGTTCGCTCTTGTTGCTAATGTGGGTCTGCAGGTTGCCCAGGCTGGTGGCATCCCAGCACGTGGTGACGATGTAGTAGTAGCGGGCCGCGTTGATGGTCGCGAGCGCCGTCGCCAGGTTGGCGGCCTCCGTGGTCGAACCCTCGGCGCCGGTCGTGCCGGTGCCCAGGCCGAGCGCGTCGGTGGTGCCGCCGTTCTCGGTCGCCACGGAGGTGGTCTTGCCGGCGTCAATGAATGCGCGGACCCGGATCGCTCCGGTGGTGCCGTCGCCCTGGCTGATGCCGTTGATCTTGGCCTCGAGGGTCAGCACGCCGGCCGCGTTGTCGGCGGTGACCGGCAGGTGGGAGCGATCGTTGATTGCCGCCTTCATGGCCGTGGCGATCGTGGTGACCGTACTCGCGTCGGTGAACGCGACCGTGATCTCCTCGCCGCAGATCTCCACCCCGGTGACGCCGGTGGCGGTGGGGTCGTCGGTCCATGTGACGGTGAGGTCGGCCTTGGCCGGGGCGCCGCCGCTGGTCTCCGCGTAGGGCAGGGCCCAGAGCTTGGTGATCTTGTTCGTCTTGAGGATCCGCCGGAGCGCCCGGTGGAGCGGGGAGCCGGCGCCAGCGCCGTCGATCGCGGTCTGCTCGTTGGTGACCTCGTAGACGGTGTTTGCCGTCCAGGTGCCCGAGCCGGTGAGCTTGGGCGCCACCACAATGATGTCGCGCTGGCCGGCGGCAGCCGTCGCGGGACCCTGGGCGAAGAGGATCTCGGCATACGAGCCGGGGACGCGCCAGGTGGACGGGATGCCGAGGATCGGAATCTCTGCCATGGGATTCTCCTGCGGAGGCGCCTGCTAGCCACCTCGAGCGGCTGCGGCGCGGAATGGGCCGACGGCGAGGGCTCGTCGGCAGATGGGAGGACTACTTGCGCCCGGCGGACTTCCGCGAGCGCCCCGGCTTGTCGTTGCCGGCGTCGTCGGTGGATGGCTGCGCCGTGGCCGTCTGGCGCCACTGGCCGCCCTCGAAAGCGACCGCTACAAACGGGACCTCACACGCCGCCGCGGTAGCCTCGTCGGCGCACCAGAGCGACTGCGAGCCCTGTCGGCGACTCCTGCGCACCTCGTCGATGAGCAGCTGGCCGGCGGGCGTGTCGGAGTTGAAGGCCTGCGGTTCTTTGGTCGCCGGGTAGCCGGCGGGCTTGCCGTTGGCGGCAGGCCGGAAGTCGCGCCCCACGTATTGGCGGGCCGTGCCCACCAAGGGGATCTGATTGGGGACCGCCACAAGCTGGGCGTCGCGGGCGTAGAAGCGCAGTCGGGCCATGATTCCGTTGCCTCCGAGCTAGAATCGTGCAGCGGCCTTCGCTAGTTCGGGCGCGATGAGCGTGCCGAACCGGAGCGAGGCCTGGTAAGTCGCGTTGTGCAAGAACCGGTAGGGCCTTGTCCCGGGGTGCCAGACGCGGCGCAGGTGCATCACCCGGCCGGTCTTGTCCCACCAGAACACCAGCCGGCCACCGGGGCGGCGCGGGTAGATCCAGTGGGGCCGCGTGCCGTGCTCGATGAAGTGAGCGTGCTTCGCGGTGTTCTGAAGGATCACCCGGGCGCCGCTCTTGAGCCGCACGATCCGCTTCCGGGTGGCGCGCTTGAGCGTGCCCGTCCGGTGGGAGTATCCGGCGTAGCTGCGCGACCAGCGGATGCCGTGGTTGGCCGCCCCGATCGAGGCCTTCAGCGTCGCCGCCTTGGTGTCGCGGATCAGCTGGGCGTGGGCGCGGCGAATGGCCCCGAGGTTGGTGATCACGACGTTGGCGGATCCAAGCTGTCGAGCTTCTCGCCCGGGTGCTCGGTCTCGAGCTGGAGCGCGTCGGGGATGGTGCCCTCGCCGCCGCCCAGGCCGAGCGACAAGCTCATGCCGGCCAGCGGGGCGTCCTCGGCGGTGGGGTCGGCCGTCTCGACGGTTTCGAGGTCGAGGTGGAGGGCGTGCATGATCAGCCCCTCGCCTTGCTCGCCGAACTCGGCGGCGCCGAGCTGGGCCTTGGTGAGCCGGATGGAGTCGAAGCCGCCCTTGCCCGTGCCGAACTGCACGGCGCCGCTCTGGTAGGCGGGGTGGCCCTGCTGCTCGATCACGCGGTGGAGCAGGTGGTGGACGTAGACCAGGGCCGCGCCCAGCTTGCGCTGGTCCTCGATGGTGAGCTCGCCCATGATGTAGTCGACGCCCCAGGTCCACACCGTGCGCTCCTTGTAGAGCGTGGCCTGGTCGTCCACGGCCTCGACGCGGTAGATGCACAGCAGTGGGAAGCCCCACTTGGCGGCGCGCATCACCTGCTTGGTGGGCTGTTGGTACAGCGTGTCGGCGACGGGCATGGCCGCCGACAGCGACGTGCCCACACGGGCCTTGTACCAAGCCGAGTCGGTGGCCGGGCTGGTCTGGTGGTGAGCCAGCTCGTGGTTGATCGCCGCCTTGAACAGCGCGAGCAACAGATCCGTGGCCGGGTCACAGACCGTGTACAGCTCGGCGTTGGGCGCGTCCGCCACGTCCCTGTCGAAGACTGGGAAGGGGACGTCGCCGAGCCGCTGGTACAGGTAGTCGTTATCGGCCATGGGGAGAATGCCGGCTGGGTGCGGGGAACCCTATCGCCTGCCGGCGTGGCGCGTTGGGAGGCAACGAGCGGTGGGGTAGCTACCGGAGCCTCGACCAAAGGTGGTCCCAGCCGCAGGAGTCGAACCTGCCCCTGGTGGGCTTTTGACCCACCCCGCACCTACCGGATGCGCTGACTGAGATGTGGGGGGCGTCCTGTCCAGCTAGACGAGACGGCGTCCGCTTGTGCACAGCGGGGGTGTCGCCCCCGGGACTTGAACCCGGGCTTTCCCCTTGGTTGCGGTGACAGGATTCGAACCTGCGGCCTCCTGGGCATGAACCAGGCGGGCACTCCTCTGCCCCACACCGCTATGTGCCGGTGACCGTGGCCAACCGGCTCCCCCAGGACGTACCCGAGGGGATGTCTCGGTCAGGCGATCACGACGTCATCGACGTCGAAGCACCGTCCCATCCACATCCGCCACACGCACAGGTGCTTGCCCCGCGCGTCGCTGTAGCGGCTGCGGTAGGTGAGCGGGACCAGCTGCTTGAGGTACCAGATCGCTCGTTGCATGTTGTCTCCCGATTCAGCTGCTCCGCTTGCAGATCAGCCGATAGTTGTAGCCGCGGCCGTGCTTGACCTCGGCGATCGTGAAGCTCGCCCCGGAGGGGAACCGCGGGCCGGTGAGCACCACGCGCACCGACGTGTTGACCGCCGGGTCTGGGGCCAGCGTGGACAGCAGCGTCCCGCCCCCCGGGAAGTCCGGGGTCACGGGGCCGATCTCCACGGTGCCGGCCTCGTATCCGCCGACGGCCAGCTCCTCCGAGCTGAGCCACCGAACCTTGGGGGGAGCCCCGCCGGCCTCGGTGATCGCCGTCGTCGTCTCGGTCTCGGTGCCGTCGCCAGGGTTGTCCCCGGCGCTGGCCGTGGTGACCACGGCGACGGTGTAGGGGCGCACGCCGAAGCTGTTGGGGATGGCGCGCACCGAGTTGGCCACGCGGCGCAGCGAGTCGCGGAAGCTCATCGCCTACCAGAGCGCCACAGAGGCGCCCGAAGCCTGGTGCTGGTTCCACAGGTTCTCGACACCGAGTGCCGCGGCGAGCTTGTCCCGCCAGTGCGCTTGGACGTCCTCGAGGCTGGCAAGCCGGCTGCCGCCCCGTGAGTCGTGGAACGTGATCTCGTCCACCCGCTTGACGCCGGCCGCGCCCGTAGCGCCCTCGCCGAGCTCGACGGCGATGCTGTCGAGCCGGTGGAGGATCTGACGGATGAAGGCCTCGCCGCCCTCGACCATGACCGGGAAGGTCCCGGAGTGGGCCTTGCTCAGCAGCACCGTCATGTCGGTGCCGTCGAGCAGCTGGATGGTCGCCACTTCCTGCCGATCGTCCACGTCGATGACGACGCGATCGAACGCCGAGAAGCCGGTGGCGCTCGCCAGCGGGAGGGTCTGCGGGGTTGGGGTGGTCGCGGCGGCGATGGCCGTGGTGAGCGTCACCGTCGTGGAGGCGCCGGCCTGAAGGTACGGCTGGATCACCTGCTCGAAGGTGGCGTAGTAGCCGATCATTGGCTCAGCGGAGACGGTGAGGAGGTGGTACCCCAGCTCCGCCTTGATCCGCTGAACCTCTGAAGTCGTGAGTGCCATCGCCTACCGCTTGTGGTGGATGATGTGGCCGATCCCTCAGCCTCAGCCCTTGTCGAAGGCCGAGTACTTGAGGTAGCGGTACGTCATCGCGTAGGTGTCGGCGGTGTTGCCGGTCGTAACCCCGTTGACCACGCATGCGCGGACGTACTTCCAGCCCTCGATGCCGCGCGGGGCGGCAATCGCCTTGCTCACCGCGGCGTCAGCACCAGCGGTACCGGTCGCGAGCACGACCACCGCCGCGTTGTTCTCGGGCGGGAAGTCGTACCAGGTGGAGTTGTCGTTGGACACCTGCCACTTGTGCTCGAGGGTGAGGGTGTTGGTTTCCGCGTCGACCACGAACAGGCACGAGAGCGAGCCCTTGGCGACGAGGTTGGTCTGGAGGGCGGTGCCCCCCTTGACGGTCCCGGCAGCGTCGGTGTTGAAGTTGCCGGAACCGCCGTCGAGCGAGGTCCATCGCTTGAGGCCCATGGCTATGCGTCCTCCGAGTAGCGGACCGAGCGGACGAACCGGTTGTCAGCCAGGCCGAGGGCCAGGTCTGCCAGCCAGATCACCTTTGCGGTCTCGCCGTAGTTGTCATCGGACGCTGCGCGTACCGACGGGGCCCGGCCGATGCCGCCCATGAAGACGCCGGGCGAGATGGCGTGGCCCTTGTGAATGTCCACCGACGAGCTGTTGGCCGTCTTGGTGAGCGTGTTGGACTGGAAGCAGTGGAACTCCGGCGTGCTGCCGAAGTAGCTCGGGAACAGCGGGTTGGTCTCCTTGTGACCTTCCGCGTAGGCCGCGAACTGCGGGTCATCCTTGAGCTGCTTCTTGCCCGTGGGGGTGGCGACGAAGATGCGCCGGCCGTCGCCCAGGGTGGGCAGGTCGGCCTCGTCCATCTGCTTGGCGCAGCGGCTCATCTGCTCGTAGGTGAGCGGGAACATGCCGGCCGCGGTCGCGTCGTTGTCGGCGCTCATGCCCTCGGGGTAGGTGGTGGCCGAAGCGTTGTCGGCGAGCAGCACCATCAGGGCGTCGATCAGCCGGTGGAAGTCGCGCTTGAGGTGGGTGCCGACGAACTTGGCGAGGTTGTGCACGCCCATCGTGGCGTCGAAGGCGTCCAGGGCGTAGGGCGCCACGCGGCTGTTGGTGGAGTCGTAGGGACCACCCAGCCGCTTGATGGTGAGCTTCACCTGCTCGGAGCCCGCCGTGATCGGCACGGTGGAGATCGTCTGGTTGGTGCCGATCTGCCGAGCCGCCTCGGTGTAGGTCGAGTTGGTGAACCGCGGCCGGTTGAATCGCAGGGTGTGGCCGGGGCCGCCCTTGAAGTTCGCCTTCGCGGCGAACAGTTCGCTGGGCAGGTTGGTGCCGTTCAGCATCAGCCGACCGGACTCTGCGCTGGCGTAGTCGGCGCCTTGGCCACCGACGGGGCGCCAGCCGAGCGAGTCGGGCACGCCGAGCTCGATGGCGAGCGCCTGCAGGAACAGGCTGGCGTAGAAATACTGCGGTTCGGGCTGGACCAGAAGCTGAGCCGAGGTGATGTCGAAGAATTCCTCGGGCAGTTCTTCGCGAGAGATGGGCATTGCTGCTTTCCTTTTCTCGACCCGAACCGCAGGGCGCCGTTGGGGGCGCTATGCGTCCGGGTAGATGTCTGCCCCGTGGGCGTTCAGGTAGTGAGCCGCCTTCACGGGGTTTTCTTTGCGGAGCTGCGCGTGGACCGCCTTGTGGTCGGGCGGCGACGTGTCAGCGTCGGTTGGAGCAGAGCGCGGCGGCGTGGTCGTCGCCGGCTGTTGCGGAGTGGTGGGTGGTTGAGCGGGAGGCGTCGCTGCGGCGGGCTGGGTGCCCGCGTTGGCTGCGTCCTCGGCGCCCTGTTGTTGCTGCCCGGTGGCAGCGGGTTGCGCCTCGCCCCAGGTGGGACGGAGCGCGTCGATGGTGCGGAGCTGGGCCGCGGCGTCGTCGTCGCCGGCGATTGCGCACACGGCGGCGCGCTGCGGCTCGGTGAGTGTGGCCATCTCGATCTTGCACCGCTGCGCGATGGTCTCGGAGAGGGCCGCGTTCTCCTTCTGGAGCTTGTCGGCCTCGGCCTTGGCGTCGGCCGCCTTCTGCTCGGCGGTCTTCTCGGCCTCGAGCTTGGCCTCGTGAGCCGTCTTCAGCTCGGCGATCTGCTCGGCGGTCATGCCGATCTCGCTGAACACCTCCGCCTTGGCGCTCTGCTTGGCCCGGTCGAGCCGGTCCTTGAGCCACGGGGGGTTCTGCGGATCGCCCTGGGGAGGTGCTGGGGCCGCTGCCGGCGTGGCAGCTGGTTGCGCCGGCGGTGTGGCGGGCGGCTGCCCACCGTCCGTGCCGGCGCCTTGGTCGTTGCTGGTGGTGCTGGGCGTAGTGGTGCCCTTCGCGTCGTCGTTTCCGTCGCTCATGTGGTCCCTCCAGACCGTTTTGTTTGCCGCCCCGTCGGGCGTGAGAGGGCTATGTGCGAGGCCGATTCAGCGCAGGCCTCGGGGCGCTGGAGCGTGGGCTACGACTCGGTGACCTTGGCCACCAGCACGTAGGTGTCCACGATGCGCGTGGTGTCGTCGAGCTTGGTTCCGCTGTGGCGGGCGTAGGCCTTGACAAACACCGTGTCGCCGACCTTGCAGGGCGACTTGGGGCCGACGGCGACGACCAGGGCCAGGGTGGCCGCGTCACTGTCGTCCGGGGGGCTGACCGCCCCGCTGGGGTCCTCGGAGCCCTGGGCCTTCTGGGGCTCGGGCTCCAAGAACTGGAGGGCCAGGTGGCCCTCGAATGGCTTGATGCTGGGCGTCATGGCGCCGTCGCTCAGGACACGGTCACGGACACGAGCACGCCGACGCCGTGGGTGACGCCACTGGTGTCCACCTCGGTGCCGTCGTTGTCGGTGAGCTCGCCGGTCACCTTGTCGGTGGAGACGGCGAGCGCGTCGATCGAAGCGCCGAGCATGTAGACCGCCTGCGGGGTGCTGTCCTGGCCGCCGAAGGCGGGGGCAGCCCATTCCACGGTCCGGGTCTTGCCGTCGCGGCAGCGGGCCGAGATGGTGGCGCCCACGTCCTCGATCGCAGCGGTGTCGCTGGACGCGGTGTAGGCAGCGAAGTCGGCCGTCAGCAGCCAGACCTCGCGAGCGTCGCGGGCACTGACGGTGCCGGCGCCGGCGAAGGGTGCGTGGACGAGGGTGACGCCGCGAATGGTTCCGTCGATTTCAGCCATGGATCACGTTCTCCTTGGGGGTCAGCCGGCCTGCTGGATGCGTCGCACCTTGGCGGCGGGCTTGTCCTTGGCGGCGTCGAGTAGCCGCTTGATCTGGTCGCGCTCCTTTTCGAGCGCTTTGCGGGTTTTGATCTCGCGCTCCACCACCTTGAGGCGGGCACGAGCCCACTTGATGACGGCCGCCAGGTTGGCCGGCTCGTCGGTGGGGAAGGGTTTGGGGGGCGGGGCCTTCGGCTTGGCCGTGGTCTGGGGTTGGGGTGACGGCTCGTCCTGGACCTGCGGCAGATCCGGTTGGCCTGCGGCGCGCCGTCGAGCTGCCGCGAACAGTCCGCCAGCGTCCTCGAGGTCGTCCAGGTCGAAGGCGTAGGGGTCGGCGGAGTCGGACATCAGCTCTTGCTCAGGTCGAAGCCGCGGACCAGCGCGGTCAGGCTGTGGCCCGAGCCGCTGACCACGACAAGCCGGACCTGCTTCACCGCCTGCTGGAGCTCCTCGAAGCTGTCGGCGGACAGGGCGGTCATGGCCGAGTGGTCGAACCAGTTGGTGCCGTCCACGGTGATCTGGAGCTTGAGCACGGCGCTGTTCCAGGTGCCGAAGATGTGGAGCCACTTGTCGGCAATCTGCTCCAAGGGGAGGGCGTCGCCGTTGCCCGATGCCGGAACGTCCAGGGAGCGGTTGAAGTATCCAGCGGCCATGGGTCAGTCCTTCTTGGTGGTGCGGCGGCTGCGGCGGGCCTTGCGCTCGAGTGCTGGCTTGGTGGGTGGCAGCTCGTCTGCCTCCCGAGCGTCGGCGAGCGCCTTGGCCAGCGGGTGCTGGTAGGTCCACGGTCGGGGCTCGGCCTTCGCCACGGGCTTGGGCGCCGGCTTGGCCTTCGCAGTCCCGGGCGCCCACGACGCCTCGCCGCAGATGGGGCAGTAGGTCGCGTCGGCGTCACACTTGGCGCCGCAGATGGCACAGAGCTTGGTCATGGTGTCTCCCGTCGGGTCAGTCGTCCCAGATTTGGCTACAGGCCTCGGCGCCGTCGGCGATGGCGTCCTTGCGCTTGGGCGGGGCCGGGTGTGTCCCGTCCACCTTGGTGCCCTCGTCGTCGAGGTAGGCACCCAGGGGCGAGACGGGCAGCCCAGCGATGCCGAGCGTGCAGCCGGCCCACATGTCGGCGCTCAGCTCGTCGGTGCGCTTGCCGCCGTGGTGGTCGATGAGGTGGCCGAGCTCGTGGCCGAAGATGCCGACGATGGCCGGGTAGCCGTAACGGCTGGCGATGCGCTCCAGCTCGGGGCGGTTGTAGACGACGCGGATACGTGGCCCGATGAAGAACACACAGGCGGGGTCGACCGCCTCAGAGGGGAGCAGCTGCGGGGTCTTGCACTCGGGGCAGACCAGCGACAACGACTGGAGGGCGTCGCCGAAAGCTTGCTCCGCGAGACCCACCTGGACGCACGGGGCGGCGGGCTGGGCGCAGGCGGCGAGCAGAGCGAGGGCGGGGAGCCAGCGGGTCATTGGAGAACGAGCTTGGCCGCCTTCTTGGCACCAAGGGACTCGGCGTCCGACTCCCAGTCCTCCGAGAGCGTGACGGCCGAAGCCTTGGCGTCGTCGATCGCCTGCTTGTCGCCGGCGCCGAGACTAGCGGTGCTCGCCTTCTCGATGTCAGCGGTGATCGGGTAGGCGTACTCCTCGCGCTTCGGGTGCCTCCGCACTTCCGCGTAGGTCGCCATCGTCACGTCAGGCCCCTTGCGCGGCTCGAACTCCTCTTGCCCGGTGAGCAGGAAGGCGTCCGCCTGTAGCTTCTTGGTCGCCGGCTTTGGCTTGGGAGCCTTAACGGTCCGCGGGTAGCCGAGCAACTTGTCTGCGGCGGCCTGCACGGCTTCGCAGTGGGTCTTGGTGCCGATGGTGTACTTCATCACAGCCCGCTCCCGGCCTTGATTGCGGTCTCGACCAGTGCCATCTCCTCGTCGGTCAGCACGTGTGAGTAGGCGGCAATGCGGCACAGCCGAGCATCAATGTTGGATACACCGGCCACACCACCAAGCTCGGACGCGGCACCCCATGCCCCAAAGGTCGCATCGTAGACCCCGACGCCGAGTGACGCCCCGTTGCGACGCACCTCGAAGTCAGGCGTGGCCGAATCGAGGATGTAGGTCAGATATTGAGCCCCCGTGGTGGACGCGGCGATAGCGCGCCACGCGGTCCCATCGTGCATACCCACGTTGACAGTGTTGGTCCGCAGGTTCAGCTGGTTTGGGTTGACGCTAGAAATCAGCGCTTGGACTGTAGCCGTAGACAGCGGGTTGACGAGCGCACAAACCGTCAGGTCGTTCGTGGTGCCGGTGGCGGACGCAAGGTCCATGTGCTCGGTGTTCGCCAAATCGAAGTGTAGACACGGCAGCCCGCCCGGCCCGGCGGTGGCTTCGTACAACGGGCGGTCGGCATCGGTGGCCTGCGTGGCGTTGTTCCCGCTCGGGCCTTGGTCGAGCCACGTTGATACGCCCGAGCCCGTCGAGGTCACACCCAACGCCGCGTCCAGCCACAGGATGTTGCCGGCGATGCTCGTCTTCAGGTCGAACGTGATCGCATACCGCGCCGACAGATAGGCGTGAACCAGGGCCACCTCTGCGGCGGTGAGCTTGCGGTTGTAGACGATGACCTCGGCCACCTTGGCGTCTAGATGGTCGGCACCACCGGGCGTCTTGCCGAGTTCCGGCGCTGCCCATGTCCACGTTGCATCGTATGTGCCGCTGCCGAGCTTCGTGCCGTCGCGGTAGACTTCGATTGCCGTCCCGGTGGCGTCCAGTCGCCACGTGGCAATCTGTGCGCCGGTCTTGGCGACCACGATGTCCCGATAAGCGGTGCCATCGTGCGCCGCGAGCGTCGCTGTGTGCGCGGCCGACAGAAGTTGCGCGGCAGCGCTGCCAAGCACGGTCTGGGTGCCAGCTGTTGATGTCTGGTTCAACACAGCAAAAACCGTGTAGTCGTTGCTCGCATCGGTCATTGCGCCGAGGTCGAGAAACTCCGTGTTCGCCGCATCAAACGTCACACACGGCGTGGAGTTGGGCCCACCCGCGGCTTCAAAGGCGGGCTGGTCTGTGGGCGTCGCCTGTGCCGCGTCGTTCCCCTGCCCGCTCTGGTCCGCCCACCCGGCAACGTTGGCGCCGTTCGGGGTGATGCCCATGTCGCCGCGGAGCCAGAGGATGCAGCCGCCAACATTCGTCGCCTTGAAGTCGCGGCGATTCAGGATGTACCAGGCTTTGCGGTTCATGGGCTCAGGCGGCGGCGTCCCACTCGGTCCAAGCGGGCATCAGGATAATGTCGTCGGTGCAGCGGCAGTTGGGGTGGATGGAGCCGGGCGGCCCGTCGGGCCACGGGATGTTCAGCGGGAGCACGGTGCCGTCGAGCTGGTCGCACCGTCCGCACGTGCGCTTGTCGCCGGCGGCGTTCCACCACTTGAAGGGCACCAGGGTGCCCGCCACGGCGGGGAAGGGGCGACGCTGCGGGGCGGGCGTCTGGTCGAGCTCGGCGGCCAGTCGACCCTCGTCAGCGGCGACCTGGAGTCTGGAGCGCTCAAAGTAGTTGCTCAGCTCGGCCTCACGCTCGACGTTGTATGCCCGCGCCGTCTCGGTGGTGGCGATGACGCGGAGCCGGCCGTCCAGGCCCTTGGCTGCGACGGCGACCGCCTCGCGGGGCTTGGCGCCCTCCTCGAGCTGTCCGGTGGCCAGGGCGCGGAACCGGCGGGCCAGGTTGGCCCCGAGCCACAGCGCCCACTTCCGGTCGTCCTCGTCCTCGCCCACCAGCTCCTCGGTCGGCAGCAGGTAGGGTGCCTCCTCGGCGGCCAGGGCGAGCTGCTGGGCCAGCGTGGCGTGCGCCGCGGTCTTGGCGTTGAGCCGGCCGGCCCGGATGATGCGCTCAGCCGCGACGCGGAGCAGCAGGGCCGCCTCGGTCACCCTTCGGTGGCCGTTTCCCTCGGCCCTTGCGACGGCGAGCGCCACCGTTGCCCGGAGCGCCCGGAGCAGCTTTGCCTCCTCGCGGAGCATTGCCGCCAGGCTTCGGCGGTACAGGCGCGCCCACCTTCGGGGGATCCTTCTGACCTTGGTCGCCATCGTCGTCGCCGTCTGGGTCGTCGTCGTCGTTGTCTGCGCCGGCGCCCATCGCCGCCATGGCGTCGTGCATTTCGGCCATCTTGTCGGCCTTCGCCTGCTCC